AGCTTATTACGATTACAGATCATCCAGACCGTGAAAAGTTTTTAGCATATCGAGTTAAACTAAGAGACTGGCCCAGTACATCAGATTTTCCAGACACTAAGCCAGAACTAGGGAGTTAATAAATGGCTTTAACAAAAGTAAAAACATCTGTTATTGCTGACGATGCAGTAGGGGCTGATCAGTTAGCTGCAAATGCAGTAGTAACTAATTCAATAGTTGATGATGCAGTAACAACTGATAAAATATTAAATTCAAATGTCACTACTGCAAAGATTGCAGATGATAATGTAACAAGTGCTAAACTTGCACACGCATTAGATGTTGTTACTTCTGTAACCGTAGGTGGTGCATCAAATGGTGTAGCTATTTCTAATGGCAAGATTGAGTTAAAAAATAGTGGTACAGTATCAAAACTTGATTTCTTTTGTGAGTCTTCTAATGCACATTACATTAGATTACAAGCTCCTGCACATTCTAGTTTTGCTGGTAATGTTGTGATAACATTGCCTCCTAATGATGGTGACTCAGGACAATTTTTATCAACTAACGGAAGTGGTGTAACCTCTTGGGCTACAGTTACTTCTATATCCACTAGTAAAGTATTTTTTATGGGGCAAATCTAATGACAGTTAAAGCAGATGGTGTAGATCTATCAGCAACTACAGCAGCAAATGTAGGGCAAGCAGGATCAAGCGGTGGTACTTATTCAGTTACTATTACTAATAGATCTACAAGTAATGTGACAGTTAGGCTTGGTTTAGGAACATCTAGTGCTACTTTTCAAAATGCAAGATATATTTTATATGATGAGTCCCTTGCTGCTAAAAGTTCTTTAACATTTTCTCCAATAGTAGCAGAAGCTGATGATTATATAATTGCATATAGCTCTGCTGGTTCTGTAAATGCAATTATGATGGGGCATGATGAATAATGGCTGGCTTAACTAAAACTGGAATATCTGTTGGACAAACACAAATATTTGATTATTATTATGGAATTAGCACGACACTCACTCCTACTTTTAATTTTACAGCGTTGGTTCATGTAATTGGGGCAGGTGGTTCGGGTGCAGGGACAGACGGTGAAGATGGAAAAATCTGTATAGGTACAGGAGGGGGCGCTGGCGGTCATGCGATAAGTAGATTAAAGTTTACCTCTGGAGTTACCTATACGATAACGATTGGCGCAGGAGGAACGGCAATAACAACTTCAGCCGCATCAGTAAGTGACGGAAACGCAGGAGGCGCTTCAAGTATTTCTGGAAGCGATATTACCACTATGACCGCAAACGGTGGAGGTGCTGGTCAAGGATCAAACCCGACAAGCATAGCAACGCATACCGAAGTCGGAGGCACAGGAGGTACAGCGACAGGTGGAAATATTGCGAATTTAACAGGGGGCGCTGGCGGTGCTGTTTCATGTGTAAAAGATGGTAATAATAGGACAGGCTTTATTGCCACAGGGGGCGGCGCTTTAAATATAGGAAGAGGAGCATTCGCAGGAGGCGCAGTTACCACATCAGCTACAAGTAACACTGGGCTGCGTAGATCAACAGGTGGCGGCGGTACTGGCGGTAAGGCTGCCGATCTTGCAGGAACCTATGCGGAACAAGCAAATCAGGCTGGTAACGGAGGTGCTGGAACTGGGCCAACGGATAACCTACCAAGTTCAGCTAATCAGAGTTCTACAAGACAGGGGAGTTTTTTCCCCTTCGTTACTTCGGTTGGTGCTTCAAATGATGCGCTTGGTATGTCTTTTGGTCAAAATATTTTTTCAGGTTTAATTTCAGGAAGCACACTTGGAACGGTTAGCTCAACCTCAGAGGTTGGGTATAACGGTGCTGGAGGGGCTGGTACCGTAGGGGCTGGGTATGCTGGTTATAGTATTTTTGGTGGAGGCGGTTCTAATCAACCTTCAGGTTACGCAAACCGAAGTGCAGCAGGAAGTAAGCTTGGAGGCGGTGGTGGCGCTATGGTTACACATACAAATATAACTGGAAATGTATCTGGTGCTGGGGGCGAGGGTTTCGTTCTAATAAGAATTTTGGAGATTTAACGTGGCAAAAGTAAAAGTTACAAAAGATGGTGTTAGTAATGTAATCCTTGGATCTTTAGAATTTGCAAAAGAGGCGTACCCAGATGCAACTTATGAAGAAGTACCTCCAGTGCAATTATCTGCACAGGCAATAAAAGAAACAAACGAAGAAGAAGCAAGAGAGTGGAGAGATTCTGAATTAGTTAGAACAGACAGTTTATTTGGACTTACTGATCATCCAGATCATTCAAAAATAGTTGATTATCGTAAAGCCTTACGAGATTGGCCTAGTACCTCTGATTTTCCTGATACTAAACCTACATTATAATGGACATGGAGCTTCAACCAACTATGCAGACTGAAATTGAACTTGCTAGAGAAGCTTTAGAAAGAATAGCTCACCATGAGAAAGAATGTGGAGAGCGTTGGGCTGAAGCCGTAGCTGAATTAAAATCTCTTAGAATCGCTACAGATTCTCACGCTGCTAGATGGGAACGGTTAGCTTGGTTAGTGATCGGAGTAGTTGTTACTTCTTTTGCAGGAATACTATTTTCGGGTAATGTGTAATGAGTAAAAAAAGAAATACAAATAAAGTTAGAAAGGCTTTGAAAAGAAAAAGGCAGAAATATCATCAGGGTAGCCATACTTTTCAACCAAGTAGATTTGGTGGTAGGTTTACGCCTCATAGTCCACATTACAATGAGCAACCCGGCCCCGGAGATCAGAAACCTCCTGAAGGGCCTCCTGATGCAGGAACACCCGGAGGGCCAGATCCAGAACCAGTAGACCCTAGAGTTGGTGAAGTTACGGTTGAACAAAAAGATGGTCAGGCTCCTAATGTACAAATAAAAAGAGGAGAAACTTTTACACCTACGGCTGCAACAGTAGATCAAGTAGATGCTACTAAAGAAGAAGATCAATTAGGTCTTGTTCAAATGGAAAAAGCTACTCCAATTACAACAAAAACAATAACGCCAGAAACATTTACAGCACAAGGTTATGACGCTACAAGGGCTGTAACTCCAGAGGCTTATCAAACTTCTACATTTGAAGCTGCTCAGTCTCAAGGTATTGATCCAACAAAAGCAGCGCAAGGTACAGTAGATAGAGTTGCAGAAGCTGAAGGCCCTACACAAACTGAAAGGGCATTAGCAGCAGAAAGAGATAGGACATCTGAGCAAGAGGCATTAGCTCAAAGACAAGTTTTTACTCAAGACCAAAGATCAATGGTTGATAGAGTAACTGGACAAACTGTTCAAGTAGCTCCTACTCCTGAAGCTGAAGCTCAACAAAGAGAAGCAATTACTGGAGAACCTGCGCCTGACGGTGAAGCTGCACAGATATTATCTTTATATAATTTTGATAAGTCTCAGCAAAGAGAAGTTAGAGGTGCTGAAGCAAAAGCTAAAGTTCTTAATGATCTTAAAGCTGAAGGTGTACCAGACGATGTAGCAGAACAGCTTGCTAGTGATCCTGAAAGGCTTGCTCAAGCTGCTGATAGTTTAGATGATGGAATTAAAACGAGACTTTCTGGTCTTTCTAAAGAAGCTCTTGTAAGCACTCAAATGGAGTCCTTACTTGCTGGTATGGAAGAAGGAGAGACTCCTGCATGGGCTAGACCAGCGTTAGCAGCAGTTGAGGCTAACTTAGCGAAACGAGGTTTAGATGTATCGACAGTAGGAAGAGATTCTCTTTTTAATGCTATTATACAGAGTGCTATACCGTTAGCTCAAAGTAATGCACAGGCTATTCAAGCTGCGACTTCACAGGATAAAACAATAGCCGGGCAGTTTCTTATAAAGAATGCTGAGTTTAAACAGCAAATGGAACTAGCTAATCTTAGCAATGACCAACAAATGCGACTTGCTAACTTAACTGCATTAAATCAAGCAGATGCTCAAAATTTAAATGCAAGACAGCAAACAGAACTAGCTAATTTGCAAACAAGACTTACTACAAATGTTAAGTCTGCTGAAATAGCTGCAAGTATGAATCAGGCTCAGTTATCTGTTGATCAACAAAGGGCCGTTACAAATGCAATGACGGTTGCTCGTATTGATATGAGTAGATTTAACGCTGATCAACAAATAGAGCTTACTAACAGTAAGTTTATGCAGACAAATACTTTAACAGATTTTAGTGCTAGACAGCAAGAAGCTATGCAGAATGCAACTATATTAGCTCAGATGGATCTAGCAACTGCTGATCAGGATATGAAGTTAGCTATAGAAAATGCTAGAAACTTCTTAACTATGAATATGCAGAATCTTAGTAATGAACAGCAAGCAAATATATTTGATCAACAAATGCGACAACAAACAATGTTGACAAATACGGCTGCTACTAACGCATCTAGACAGTTTAATGCTGCTTCTGAAAATCAAAAAAATCAGTTTATGACTAATCTTCAGGCTCAGATGGAACAGTTTAATGCTTCTTCTATGAATCAAGCTAAACAGTTTACTGCTGCTGAAACAAATAAAGCTGCTGCAATAAATGCTCAAAACACTCAACAGGCTAGAATATTACAAGCACAGTTAAACACTCAGATTGAACAGTTTAACAGCCAACAAGAGTTTAACAGAAACCAGTGGAATGCTGCAAACGAACAGGCTGTAATGCAGTCTAATGTTGAGTGGAGAAGAAAAGCAAACTTGGCTAATACGGCTGCTCAAAATGCAGCTAATCAACAAGCAGCGTCTTTTCAGTTTAATATAGATTCATCAGAACAAGCTTTTCTTTGGCAGAACCTTAGAGATGAAGCAGCTTATCTAAGACAGGCTTATGAAAATGAAGAGCAACGTAAAACCACACTATATGCTACTGCATTAGGAAACGAAACAGCAGCGGATAAAGGTGGCGTAGGAACAGGAACTATTAAAGGTTGGGTAGACCAAATATTTGCATAAGGAAAAGTAATGGGATTGTTTAAAAAAATATTTAAAGGCATTGGTAAGGTCTTTAAAAAAATAGGTAAGGGCATTAAAAAAGTTTTTGGAAAAATAGGAAAGGCTTTTGGTAAGTTAGGATTTATTGGAACGATAGCCCTTGCATTTCTTGCGCCTTACGCACTACCAGCAATATCTGGGTGGGCAGGGGGATTAGCAGCATCTAGCAATGCCTTTGTCGCAGGATTTGGTAAAATGGTAGGTGCTGCAACAAAAGTAATAGGCGGTGTAGGTAAGGCTATAGGTAGCGTAACAAAAGCCGTGACTAGCACAGTTAGTAATATTGCAGGTAAAGTAGGTGGAGAGTTTTTAAAAAAGCTTGGAATTGAAAACTTTATGGGCAAAGATCTTACAAAGCTAGATAGCTGGGGAGAGATCTGGGGTAAAACTCAAGAGTCCTTTGCTGGAGTTAGAGGGTCTTTTCAAGAAGGCTTTAAAGAAGTAGGAAGTTTCTTTGATAGAGGCCTAAAAGATAAGTTAGGTATAACAGAGGGTATTAATAAATCTGCTATTGAATCTTCTATTAGTAATATTGATCTTAAAGCAGAAGGATTTAGTGAAAGCGGTGTTAATCTGGATGCCTTAAAATTAGATCCTAATGCAAATATTACTCAAACTGGTAATATTGAGATGATTTCTCCTACAGATAATTTTGTTCCTTTAGGAGAAACTGGTGGTGCTATTAATATGGATGCCTTAAAATTAGATCCTAATACAATTACTGATTCTTTATTAGCTCCTAAAGATGCCCCAAAAGGTTTACAAGCTGCATTTGATTTGTCAGATCCAAATAGTTTTGTAGGTCAAGTTTATACTGAAGGAAAAAGCAAAGTTGCAAAAGGTCTTGCTAGTGCTGCTGCAACTAGATTTTTAGGTGGAGGCGATACTGGAGGAGGTTATAGAGGAGGCGGTATGGGAATTGTTGATGCAGGACAAACTCAAGTAGTTGGCGGCACTGAAGTTCTAATGAACTATACTGCTATTACTGAACCACAAAGTCCTTGGGGTATGGCTCTTGCACAGAATAATACTGAAATTGACTTTCTTTCTTCAGTAGGAAAACAAGAAACTCCTGAACTCATACGTGTAGTAACGTAATAGGTTAATATATGAAAGATCCTTTAGACATTGATCCAGAACTACAAAAGTACCAAGCAAAAATGGATCGCCCTATTCCGGGTGAGAGCTTAACAAGAGATCCAGAAGATCCTTATCCTTGGGAAAAACCAGCAGAGTTTACTGTACGTCAGGAAGCTGTAGATTATTCTTTTGTTACACTAACTGAGGAAGCTGCTTATGAAGGACTTGTAGAGTCTGCCATGAGTGGTGCTACTGTGATGGAGCTTACGAGACTTTATTTATTTAAAGGTTTTACTGAAGGCAAGTGGAATCCTGACTTAATG